TCGAGTAGCCTCGACCACTTCCAACTCAGTTGAAATGCGGAACGCTGGATAGTCCTTAATAAACTTTTCAAGTCGAACCTCCACAGGCTCATAGTCGGCTAAATTAAACATAAAGTTCATTCTCCTCTGTTGCTAGTTGTCCTGCGAGTGCGCCATAGCTGCATAGATCGACCCAGTTGTCGATGTGTTGAGCTGATTGGTTAGTTCTAGCAAGTTTGACCAAGACCATGATCCCTGCCACTTGATAGTCGTGTATTGGTGTTTGTAGGTATGCACTGAGGAGCATTGCGGTCTGTTGCAGGTTATCCGCAGGGTGACCATACGATAAGCCACGATCACGGATCGTGTCGGTGGCTGTGAGTAAGATTTCATTAGCGAGCATGGAACTCTCGATCTGCTTCAGCTTCTTTGTAACCCATTGCCCAGCCGACTATAAACCATAAGACATTAGCTGCAAGTAAAATAATTATTGCTGGCATTTGAAGATCCATCTTGGTACCTATCTGTGCCAATGCCCTTGATTGGCTACAGGATTAGTGTCGCATAGATTCATGACAGATCAAGCATATTTAGGTAACGAAACTATAACAATTAAAAACCTCACCCGCTTGCAAGCTTAAGAGATTACTAGGATCTCATCGGGTGAGGTTCCTTATAATTTTAGCAGATTATCGGGCTCTGCCGTAGGACTTTCCAGCAACTATAAAGGTGCCATCTTTCTCAATATTGATTAGATCGACTTGAACCTTGTTCTTGTTTATATACATAATGGCAAAGGCTTGCTGCCAATTAGCCACACCCTTAGTGTATGCAGCTTGCTTAAAGTCCATAAGGTTTCCTACCTCAACACCATGCAAAACGCGCCCTAGACGCCCGCCTGAAGCCTCTGAGAAGGCCGAACGCCCTGCTCTGTGAGTATGTCCCGAGATGACATTCTTTCCATGCCTACGAGCCGCTTCTAGGGCTGATAAGCCCCCTTGTGGCTTGATTGGTGTGTGGTCTCCATGTACTGCAATCCAGTTAGGCGCAATAGCCATGGGGTTCTTATGGAAGGTAATGCCTAGTTCATCAAAGCGCATAAACTTCTCAAAGCGAAGCTCTGGCAAAGCACCAAAGGCTGGCACTTTAGCCATGATGATGTTATATAGGCGATCTGTATGATTGCTACGGATGCAATCGGTTACGCCCAACTCCCACAATAGATCAACGGCTTCATTACGATCATCATCTAGAGTCTGGGCATAAGAGCCCATGCGACCCTCTTCCCACTTGGAAATCTGTGGTAGGTCAATTTCATCACCGATTGTGACTACTTGATCAGGCTTAAACTTCTTGATAAATGATGCAAGGTTACGAGTGGCAACCCTGTCATGATAAGGCACTTGAAGGTCTGACACCACCACTATGCGCTTAATGTAAGTTCCTTTCGGATCTATCCCAGATTTTACGCAAAGAATCTTTACCGACCTTTTGACAATCTCGGCAGATACTTAGACCAACAGGGATTGAATCGCTGTAAAATCTAGTAAAAAAGATTTCCCAATCATGCTTGCCCTTTAAGCACCTTAGTTTAATCATCATCCTCATCTTCGTAATTGCCGAACTTCTCTGGTTCGACTGGATCTGGCAAGATCCACCCTGGGTAAGACTGGGTATCAGTAATCATGAATAATGTAACGCCTTCAGAAAACCCTGCTTTTCTTAGGCTTTTATAGTATTCATGCAAGCCAATGCAGTAAGCATCGAGCTTTGAGTAGCCCTGCTCCTCTAATGCCTTAGTTACTTTTCTTGCCATGAGAAAATTATCGCTCTAGTAGGATGTTATAGATCTCATCGACACGCTGATTGAGTCGCTTGATCTCAGATAGCAGATGTGTAATGACATAGCCAGCCAAGCCACCAATGATGCCAATGGTTGCTATGTAAAGAGTAAAGAAATCTTGTTGTGTCACTTTTTAGGGCTCGCGTATCCGAATACCCCAGACAGTACAGCCCATAGCACTGCGCGGTAGTCTGCCTCGAAGTTAGATGATGCCCAAGCAGCTAGAAATGCTCCAGCGGCTAGGTATGCAGGGTTTTTCATATTCTTCATTATTCTCCGCCTAACATAGGTACTTGAAAAAAAGCCCCATCATTGTCAGCTTCTTTCTTAAAGCTGAAATGCGCGTGGTGGTTGTGTTTGTTAGCCCCTGTGTACTTTCTTGGTTTCCAGTTAAGTATTCTTGAGTAGATATACCCATCAAAAATGATGTAACTAATGCGCTTTTCTGACTTGTCCTTACAGGCTCTTCGAATCTGATCAACAAGGTCGCACATAATGTCTGGCTTTGATCCCTTGAATAAGTCACGATCGACATCGAGGGCGCGTACCCAGCCTTGCTCATCTGGATTATGATCAGACTTGCGAGCAGCGTGTCGGGTATCACCAATCCAGCCATCCGATGTGCGGTCACGATCTGGGAATGAGTCATCGACTTGCTCCCTTAATTGGATCGCAGCTTTACTTAACTTGGGCTTCACAGTCCAAGTGCAGCCTTTAATTCATTCACTGACAATCCAACACTTGCTAATTTAACATCAAGCGTTGGTTCAGGAGCAATAATTGTTCCATTATGCGCTGCTACAACTGATGATGCTTTGTTTTTATCGCTTTCAGAAATGTCTAACCAAAAATTGCCATTTCCATCAATAAAAGGGATTTCAGTAATAACTATACCCGCAGCATTTAATTCAGCAATTAATTCAGCTCCGTTGAGATTTACTGGTTTTGTAAATTGAATCATAATTATGCTCCCAAATAAACAACGTTAAAATTTGAAATGCCTACTCCACTAGCGTTTCCATTGACACTCAATGCTCCACCCGATGTTTGACTTGCAAAAACTTCCACATAATCGCCAACAGCCAAATTAAAAATATCAGTATAAGTCATAATTACGGTTGCAGAAGGCACTCCACCTGCTCCCAACCCAATGGCTGTTTCTGAAACAGCAGTACCATTTTTTCCAAATCTTATATATCTATTGCCTGTTCCATTTGATTGGTCCCAGTTTAGAGTGGCCATAAGCAAGTATCTTCCTGCGTAGCCTGTTGGAATGGTAACTCGACTATTGTTTGTAACATTGTCGTGAAAGCCATTAGAATCATTTGTTTCGACATTCCAAGTTAATGCAGTTTGAGTCGAATTAGCAATAGATTGAGTTGCTTTTTGCAATGAACAACCTACGAAAGTTGGACTTGTAGATACACTTGCCCATTTTAAGCCAGTTGCTGTGGTGGAATCAGCTTGAAGGTATTGTCCATTTGTACCAACTGCTAATTTAGTATAAGTGTTAGCTGCTGATCCAGCGTAAAGATCACCTTTTGCTGTTGGAGCAATCAAATTGACTGTCCCAGAAAGGTCGTTCATGTTCGTCGCGCTTAGGACATCGCCTGTCGCGTAATTAGCCTTAGTAGGCCAACCTGCTGCCATTGTTTGCTCCTTCTAGTAGCTAAATACGGATGTACCTAGTATGCCATAGATCGTTGAGTCAAGGATGAAAGCATCGATTACAGGCTCAGCTGTGGCGAACTTTACTTTCCAAGAATCGGGTTTAATTTGATGGGTTATTCCAAAGACTTGGACAGTCTTAGAAAGCTGTGTGTTATTAGGTTGGCTAGTAGTAACTTTGACTGGACTAAAAAAGTCGAGACCCAAGCCAGCAATAGTGCCTGAGTTGTAATTATCTCGCTGAAGATCAAGGGTAAGTTCATCCACACGGATCGAGGTATCTTTGCGAGATGCTATAAAAGCCTGAGCGTACTGAAGAGCCTCGGCATCAGTTTGCATAAGTAATCCAGATTGGTTATAACTATGGGTAAAATATTTGTCAATAGAAGCCGAATCGGTAACAGTCTGAACTGATCCGCCTGTTCTAGTAATTGTTGCTTTGTTATAAACCTGAGTGTCATCAAGAACCCATTTGACATCAAAGTATCCGATGCCTGTGCCATCATCTGCAAAATTGGTCGCTGTGCCGCCTATAGAGCCTGCTGTGACCGCTCTATCCTGAAATACGCATTTTCCATCGGCTCCCATGTAGATTGCCCCGTATTCGGTCGTAGCGACTGTCTGAAGGGCTTGTAGGGCTGTTCTCTGGGTTGCTGGGTCTGCTTGGACAGTTGTGAGTCCAGTGTCCACATCTCGCATAGATGCTGGCCAGCCAATGGTGTCAAGGATCTTTGTAATACGAGATCCAGTCGTTTCACCGGCTGTAGCACCAGTTACTCCAAAGAACTGTGCATTCTGGAATAAGCGGAATCCATCGACTGCGCTTATAGTCGTATAAACGAGATCGCCTGTGAACTTAGGGGTTGAAGTATTGTAGGAAGTAATGTAGCCAGCAAAGATTGGATATGTTACTCCCAAGTAAGTTGCAGTAATGGCAATCTTGCGCATTGGGCTTAAATAATTGTAATAAGGACTTGCTGGATTTTGAGGGTTAAAATAACCATTTTGATCCAAAATGCGAATGCTTGCCGTGCCTGTATTAAATTGTTCAGCTGATAATTGACGGCCACGATTGGTGTTGATCGTATCTACAAGATCAGAAACATCGACAACTAAAGCCGTTGAATCCGAAAGAACATCAAGGCTACCTATTTTAGAAACATCAAGAATAAACGGGTTTCCAAAGTTCGCGCCTGTAGAGAAGTTAATTACAACATTGATAACTGGGCGACTCATAAGGCTCCAGCAGTTGTGAGGTAATCCCCTTGCTTATTTAAGCGGATAATAGTGTCCTGAATAAGACCAGTCAATTCATCAGGGTTAGCAATAGTGTTGGCTTGAATTGTGATGTTGTACTGTGCCGCTGCTTGAGCTGCGTAACGCGCTCCACTAGCTGCCCCTGCAACACCTGCTCCGCCTA